TATAAAATAAATGGATTCTTATAATTTTGATTTTATGGAAGTGTTTGTAAGAATATTGAAATATCTCATGGAAGGTTTGGTTGTATCGACAGCTGCTTTCATGTTCCCTAACAAAAAGTTAAGCATGGACGACGTCATCTTAATTGGTTTCGTAGCCGCTGCTACATTTAGTTTATTAGACCTTTACAGTCCAAGCTTGGGTGTAAGTGCTAGATCAGGTGCTGGTTTAGGTATCGGTGCCAATCTTGTAGGTTTCCCTACCATGAACAACATGCCTAATGTTGCCCCTACCATGACAGGACCTTAAATTAGATACTTCTTATGAATCTCCATCCTAAATCATTACAAATCTTTTTCCATATCTCCTCTTGCTGATGTAATTTTTCTCTACTTTTCAATAATGGAAAGTATTTTAAATACTCATTTTTTTCTAATAATTGAATGAACTTATGTATCACATATGAATATGATAAAAAGTTTTTTCGTATTAATGGTGAATGTTTAAGAAAAGGAACTTGGATTTCTTTAAACATATTTCTTAATTTCTCTTCTAATTCTTGAGTAAGATTAGGATTCGGAATACCTGTTATTCTGTTCAATATATATGGAATATGTTCATAATATTTATTAATCTTTAACTTTTTCAATATCTCTTTGATTTTTGAACGATTTATTAATTTAGTATCCGTTATTCTTTGCTTTTTAAGTTCAAGCATTATCTTGTCAAATACCTCTTCGGGTATGTCTGTTGTTTCTTTTCCTTGTATTTGATTCAACCATTCTTGATAGTGATTAATTCGTTTATAAGAAAAATAACTAATTTCTTTAGGCGGGTCTTTGTAGGATGGTTTCTCATTATCTGTCAATAAATGTTGGATAGCACCACAGTTATTACACACTGATATGCTGTCGTTGTATAAAATAGTTTTGTCTGTAGATTGACAGTGTTCACACTTTAATGTTATAGAATTATCAATATTATCATTTATATAATTTTTATCAGTAATTGATAAATAATCATCTAAAAGAGAAGCTCTATTTAATTCTGTTGTTGTATCATCTGAGATATTATCATCTTCTATATTTGTCTCGGATGTATTTTCCGTGTGAAAATATTCTAATATAGATTTATTCTTGGTGGTTTTTTGATCAATTTGATGTTTTATATTCATATTATTATCAGAGTTATTCTCCACCAAGTCGTAATAATTGTATAGAATATCTGAGGTATTCGTGTAGTAGTCCAACATATCCTTATTAGAATCAATGATTTCCAATTCTTTTTCGATATGTTTTATAGAATCATTTAATTCAACTATGTACTTGAACTCATCATCAGTTTTCTCGTTATTTTGTTTGTTATTGATTTCATTAAGTCTTTCCTTTTTTTGTTGCACTAGTGTCAGTTTTTCCTCTCTTGTTTTTCTCTGTTGTTCAAACAACTCAATATTATATTTATGACAATAGTCTAACGTATTTAACGTTTTCTTATAATTACACGACCGTTTTAACATTCCGTTATTTTTCATATTTTTTTTATTTATACTAAGCGGTAAATTTAATTTTTAAATATCTATAAACATTTTCTTTGCTTAATTTAATAATAAAAATATGGGAGGAGGTCTTATGCAATTAGTAGCTTACGGTGCTCAAGATATTTACTTATCTGGCAACCCTCAAATTACTTTCTTCAAAGTAGTATACCGCAGACACACCAACTTTTCTATGGAATCTATTGAACAAACCTTCAATGGGTCTGCTAACTTCAACTCTAAAGTAACTTGCCCCATTTCCAGAAATGGTGATTTGATCCACAAAATATATCTCCAAGCGACTTTAACCGCAAGCACATCTGATGCCGCAGTAACCGAAATAAATTTTGCTGGTCATACATTATTGAAATCTGTGGAAGTAGAAATTGGTGGCCAACGTATAGACAAGCATTATTCTGAATGGTTATCTGTATGGAACGAATTGACCCAAACCGTTGGACATTGGGAAGGCTACAAAACTATGACTTCGGTACCTCTCGAGGCGGACGACACAACAACCACTATATACGTTCCTCTCCAATTCTGGTTCTGCCGCAACCCTGGTTTAGCCTTACCTTTAATCGCTCTTCAATACCATGAAGTCAAGATCAACGTAGAATTCGGAAACTTGAACGGTGATGTATCCATACCTAATCCTGATCTTGCTGCTGCTACTACCAATCCATTCATTGATGTCACAAACACTGTATCTTTAGACTCTGCTTCCTTATGGGTAGATTACATCTACTTAGACACTGATGAACGTAGAAGATTTGCCCAAGTATCCCACGAATACTTGATCGAACAATTGCAATTCACTGGTGATGAGCAACCCGACAGCAAAATCAAATTGAACTTCAACCACCCCGTGAAAGAGTTAGTATGGGTAGAATACAATGGTGGTGTACCTCAAAGCACTTACTCCACTGCCAAATTACAACTTAACGGCCATGAACGTTTCGCTGAACGCCCAGCCTCTTATTTCCAATTGGTACAACCTTACCAACACCATGAACGTGTGCCCACTAATGACCCTGATGACACCACCAACTCTGTAAGAAAAATGGGTAATGTGAATGTATATTCTTTCGCTCTCAAACCTGAAGAACACCAACCTTCAGGCACTTGCAATATGTCCAGAATTGATAACGCCACTTTGAACTTGTCTGGTCTTAACAATGGAATTACAGTTGATGACAATAAAACCGATGCCATTAAAGTGTTCGCTGTCAATTACAACGTGTTAAGAGTAATGTCTGGTATGGGTGGCTTAGCGTACTCTAACTAGAGACATTAACTAGAGACACTAACTAGACTTGGTAGTTGAAGTCGAAAGAATTGTTAAAAAAAAGTTAAAAATAAATAAATTAATTAAAATTATAATTACTTATTTTTTTTCTTCATTAAATTTAAATATAAACAATGGGAGGAGGTCTTATGCAATTAGTAGCTTACGGTGCTCAAGATATTTACTTGTCTGGCAACCCTCAAATTACTTTTTTCAAAGTAGTATATCGCAGACATACTAACTTTTCCATGGAATCCATTGAACAAACTTTCAACGGTTCCGCTAACTTCAACTCTAAAGTAACTTGCCCCATTTCCAGAAATGGTGATTTGATCCACAAAATATATCTCCAAGCTAAAGTATCTGATGTGGATGGTGATCCTGCTACTGATGATGTAGAATGGGCGGGTCATACCTTATTGAAATCTGTAGAAGTAGAAATTGGTGGCCAACGTATAGACAAACAATACTCCGAATGGTTATCCATATGGAACGAGTTATCTCAAACCGCTGGTCATTGGGAAGGCTACAAAACCATGACATCTATTGCTGCTGGTGACAAAGAAACCACTTTATACGTGCCTCTTCAATTCTGGTTCTGCCGCAACCCTGGCTTAGCTTTACCTTTGATTGCCCTTCAATACCATGAAGTGAAGATCAACGTAGAGTTCGGAACTTTATCTGGTGTAACCTTAGACTCCGCTTCCTTATGGGTAGATTACATCTACTTAGACACTGATGAACGCAGAAGATTTGCTCAAGTGTCTCATGAATACTTGATCGAACAATTACAATTCACTGGTGATGAACAACCTGATAACAAGATTAAATTGAACTTCAACCACCCCGTAAAAGAATTGATATGGGTAGAATATGCTGCTGGAGTAAAACAAACCACTTACTCCACTGCCAAATTACAACTCAATGGCCATGAACGTTTTGCGGAACGCCCAGCCTCTTATTTCCAATTGGTACAACCTTACCAACATCACGAACGTGTGCCAACAACCAGTTCCGATTCTGACGTAAATTCAGCTGGTCATGTGAACGTATATTCTTTCGCCCTCAAACCGGAAGAACATCAACCTTCAGGCACTTGCAATATGTCCAGAATTGATAACGCCACTTTGAACTTGTCTGGTGTTAACGCCAATAATGGTACTACTGATGCCATTAAAGTGTTCGCTGTTAACTACAACGTATTAAGAGTAATGTCTGGTATGGGTGGCTTAGCGTACTCTAACTAGATTCATTTTTTTGTATTTTTATCTGTAATTTAAACATTTCATAATCGAAAACTTCTAATGCTAAAGGAGTCAAATTGTAATGATTTCGAATATATAATAAAGTGTTTTGTTCTATTTCTGTAATAACATTTGCATCTTTAACATTTTCAAATAATGAATAGATGTCTTGTTTAGAGATTCGACCATCACCTTTATTTTTGGTTAATACGTCAGCATATTCAAGTAGCTTAGAGTCATATTTTTCGTTATTGATTGTTTTGTAGTACATTTTTTTTTCCAAATATATTTATGAAGAAAGTATTTTTTAAAAATTATTTTCTTAGTTATATATTAAAATAAACAATGGGAGGTGGTCTCATGCAATTAGTAGCTTACGGTGCTCAAGATATTTACTTATCTGGCAACCCTCAAATTACTTTCTTCAAAGTAGTGTACCGCAGACACACTAACTTCTCTATGGAATCTATTGAACAAACTTTCAACGGTAATGCCAACTTCGGTTCCAAAGTAACTTGCCCTATCTCCAGAAATGGTGATTTGATCCACAAGATCTGGTTACAAGCTGAATTATCCGCTGTACCAGCTGATGTTGAAACCGCCCACAAACTCATAAAATCTGTA